AGCACATTCGGTTTGAGCAAATCCTAAAAGAATGTTTCCCACCAAGTTTTTTTCCGAAACTGACAAATTTTCATTCCAGTCTTTTACATCCCCTTGCATTGGGATTTCGGTATGTAGCCAGAATGCTTGAGCTTGTAATAACCAACCATCGGTATAATAAACAGGATAAAAAAGGGTTTGTATGGGATTCGTTCATCAAATAGTGACATGCGATTTCTCCGTTAAATTGTTAGACATATTTTTGTGTGGGTGAATATACATAGTAGTTAAAAATCTATTTCACCCTTCATTTCTTTATATTTTTGAGCAAGTTCTTTTCTTACTAAACTCTCCCCACCTTTCATCTCTTTTTTGGTTTGTTGACCAGAAATGGAATCCTCATTATAGATGGAAATTTCACCCGTAGAGAAGTTCGCTTTTGATGGAAAAGTCATACCATCAGGACCAAAACGATTCTTAATGACATGCCATCTTCCTGTTCCAGCAAGTTTATCTTCAATCTTACGAGAAAGAGATACTACAAAGTCAGCGGTCATCATTTTTGAAAATGAACCTGCGATTTTGGTGCCTGTAATAATGTCATCATCTGCACCACTACGATTGATTTGAGATGCGGTATAAACGGGTATTTCATACTCCCCAGCCATACCCCTCAAGTCCTCAAAAATGGTTTCTAATTCTTCGTGTCGTTCTTTGTTTGATGGTCCACGCAGTAGGTCAGCATAATCCACTATTACAACATCCGGCTTTTTACCTCGTAAAATCATCTTATCCATATGGGCTTTTAATGAAGTCACGCTGGCGGTTTTGGTTGGGTAATGTTTTACAATCAAGTCTCCCTTAACATTCATAACTGATTTCTTAACATCTTCCATATTGTATTTCAGATTTGCAACTGCAATCTTACTCAAAACAGCATCGTATCTTTGTCCTACATACCCTTCATTTAATTCAAGGGTGTAGTGAGCCACAGTCTTACCTAATTTCATAGCCGCCACGCCGATGTTAACCAAAGACCACGACTTACCGATGCCGGGAGGGGCGGCAAATAAAACTAACTCACCTTTTCCAAAACCACCCTGCGTAATTTCATCAATGCACTGCCATCCGGTTGATACTACATTTCTGATAGAATCTTCATATCGTTCCGTAATCATGGTTTTGTATTCGTGACCCAAATTAGAATCTTGACCTGCCTTCATAGCATCATCAACCTTCTTTTTAATCACATCATACTTACCTTGTTCTAATAACTCTACGGAATCAAGAATGGCGTTCTTTATACATTGATTTTTACAAAAGTCAAGGGTTTGTTCTTTAACATAGTCTAAATCATCGCTTTCAAGGTGATTCCACGCAAATTTAAGTGTATCTACAATACTTGTTTTTAGAACATCCCTATCTACAGTATTAATTCGGACTTTTAAAACATCCAGCGTTGGTAGTTTTTCGTATTCTTCAAGATAAGACATAATCTCACGAACCAACCACTCTGATGCTTCTGAATCAAAGTATTCTGATTTTATAATGTCAAATACTTGGCGAGAAAAACTCCTATCACTTAACAGCGCCGATATAATTTTATTTTGGAATGATGTTCCGTATTTACTTCCGAATTTTTCCATAGACACTAATATACGACTTTATTTTGAACTATCCAAATGTTTCTTAATTAGATTGTCTAAATTTAGAAAAGAATTTCTTAACCAAGAATCTACATCAGCAAAAGCGGTATATAATTTGTCACCCATAAACATTTTCTTAAACTCTATAATATCTAATCGGTGAGTTCCACCATCCATAATATTACGAATGTTTGATGTAATGGATGATGATATTTCTGGATTTCGTAATTGCATAAGGTCAAAATTCATTCGTATAACATCTACATTATCCATCAACTTTTTTGATAGTTTCTCATCTACATTAGAACACTCATTTATAAACTCATCTAACTCCAATTCACCATTGTTTAAAAACGACATTTTGGCTTCTATGGTCTTATCACCAACACCTTTAACACCTTTGATATTATCAGAAGTATCTCCGGTTAGGACACGATAAAACACAAGATTTTGAGATATTACACCATATTCTTGTCTAACTAATGATTCATCATACATTTTCTTTTTATTAGAAGACCACACTTTAATTCGTGGGTTTATCAATTGAAGAAAATCTTTGTCTGATGATACAATTACCACTTCTTTTTGGAAATAGTGGTTTGCAAGATATGCTATAATATCATCCGCTTCAACGTGGTCAATATATGTCAACGACACCGGTAATACTTGTAGGTATTCAATCAGTCGTGCGAACTGATACCTCATTGATTGTTGTTGGTCTTCAAGGTCTTCATAACCAGCCAATCGGTTGATTTTGGTTAGACCGGTCCGACCTTCTTTATAACCACTATATTTTGACTTTCTACGTTGGGACCCGCCCTTACCATCAAATACTACAACTACACGAGTTGGTTTGATAATTCTGATGGTTGCTGCGGTGGATAACAAGAAACCTGTTATACCACCACAGTGTTCACCATCATCATTTAACGCAGGAACTGCCCCAAAGACACGAATGAACTGATTCAATCCATCTACAATAAGCACTCTATCATTTAGGTGTTCTTCTTTAACCTCTAAATGTTCTTTCTTAACTTCTTTAAGGAGTTCTGCGTATTTACTAATCATCAAAATCGGTTAATTCAACATTATCAATGTTTGATTGAGCACTTGACTCTTTGTAAGACATAATGTAAGTATCACAAATTTTTTGATAGATTGTTTCTTTCAATTCTGGTCGTGACTCCATCATTTCTTCAAAGTTCTTGGCTTGGAACTTAATTTCTTCGCCAGTTTCAGTATCCACATAGGTATACCAAGCGCCTGACTGATTTACAAGTTTGTAGGTCTTCATCATTTCTAACCAAGAACCATAATTGTCAATACCACTATCAAAGTAAATATCATAATCAATAGAGCGAAGAGGTGGTCCCATTCGGTTTTTAACCACTTGAGCGCGGGTTTTAATACCCACAACTTGGTCTACACCACCAACTTTTGCTTTTAACTGACCCATTTGTTTTAGTCTAATACGACACGATGAGTGAAACGCAATTGCTTTACCACCGGATGTAGTCCAAGGGTCACCAAAAGACACACCCATACGGGTACGAAGTTGATTTGTAAAGATTAAAGAGATTCGTTCACGCCCAATTAAGTTCGTGACCTTTCTCATAGCCTTTGAAATGATAATTGCCTTTTGAGTTGCATATCCAGCTTGGTCGTAATCAGCAGAAATCTCAACTTTAGTAGAAGCCCCAGCAACGGAGTCAACTACAATAGTTACCAATTTCTTTTTATCACCATCTGCTGCACGGATTGATTCAATGATAGAATCAATTGCTTCAAAAATATCTTCTATTGTTTCCAATGGAACATACAACATTTTTTTAATATCAACTCCAATCGCCTCAAGAAAATCTTGGTTCAGTGCGTTTTCGGTATCAATATAAACACCAAGCCCACCCTTCTTTTGAGTATCTGCAATAGCGTGAGCTGCGAGTAGTGATTTACCACTTCCTTCTAAACCCGTAATCTCCGTAATGCGACCCACCGGCAAACCGCCGTGGGGGCGGTTTGCAATGGCGAGGTCTAACATTGGGGAGCCAGTAGATACCCACTCATCCAAATCGGTGGGGGTTTGTTCTGACCCATCCAAGAAGAAAGCTACCTTGTGGACAGACTTAAACTTCTTATTGAGATTAGAGGCTAGGATAGAAGATAGTTCATCACGAGATGATTCTACTTTTTTAGCCATAAATTAATCGTTGAAAAGGTCATCAAATGCTTCTTTAACATTAGAAGCTTTAGAAGTTGTTTGAGCTGGAGTTGAGGGTTGTGAAACATCAGCTGTTTCAGTTTTACCATCCTCTACCTTGCCAGTTTCCAACCATTGTTGAAGCATAGACTCCATTTCATCGTAAGACATGCGTTTGAACATAGTTGATAAATCAATTTGTTCTTTTGCCATCTCCAAGATGTTTTTATCTTCCGAAATAGAGGTTGTGTTTGGTTTAACACGAATTGAAGTTTCAGGGTAAGATTTACCAACTTCAGCTGCGGTTTTGAAATCTACCGTAACATCACGACCATTCACAGGGTCGGTCAAATCACCATAGTCAGGATCAGCAAAGAAACCAAGAAGTTCTTGATAGACTTGCTTACCAAATCCCCAAAACTTAACACCTTCAGACTCTTCACCACGAACCAACACAGGAACATAAGTTCTCATTTTGGGGGTGAGTTGTTTTGCAAGGTTCCAGTCATCACGATTACCACTTGCCTTCAACTTTTCAGCGAACTCTACAATAGGGTCAGCCTCACCAAATGAAATTGGTGAAATGACATTCTTACCACCTAAATCAAAGTGGAAATATAGTTCGATAAAAGGGTTGTTGGGGTTGTGGATATACGGAAGAATCCGTACTTGTTGTTTGCCGGGAGTCGGCTTCCATAAATTGTCCGTTTTTTGGACTTTTGTCTGAAGAGAATTCAGACGGTTGCGGATTGCGTTTAAATCAATAGCCATAATTGTACCATTTTTTATTATTTGTTAAACATTAATTAGTCACTAATATACAACATTTGGTTGACAATTCCAAATGAGGTTCGTTATTTTTTAAAAATATTTTTCATTCTTAAAACCAAATCCATAAGGTTTGGATAATTTTGTTCTATTTCAAGTATTAATTTATCGGTAATATCAAATCGGTCTAAATCATTTTGCATATAATTTATTTTATCTCCCCATAAATGTAATATACCTGCCTTTGAAAATGAAAATTGTTCGTTTGTATATCCATTTGTGTTAAAACTACCATAATATGGGCTATCACACAATGATTTAAATTTATACCCACCATTTACTATTAATGACCCTAATACTTTTTGTTCAACATAAATTGTCCAAGCCCAACTATTATATGATGGTGTTGTATATTGTGTAATTCTTTTTGAAAAATTAGTAGCAACCTCTAATAGTTCTTTTGGAATATCAATATTATTAAAATTTACCAATGCGGTGTTTATTGCGGGATGTGTAATTTTACCATACTTTAAAAACAAATCACTATATAATGGTGATTTATATATGTCTGGATATAAATTTTCTAAATCATCAATTTCGGAATGACCAAATATAACATCTTCACCCATTTGAATTATTGGTCTATTAATATATAAATCCGCATCTATACTTGTAAAAGGTTCGGTTTGTTTTGCATGGGCAAACATTTTTGGATATGTCCAAAATATAGAATAATCAATATAATTTGGAAGTGATTTAAATGTAGAAACATCAATAGAATCCCAAATAAATTCAAGAGAATTATCTCTAATAAAAGAATAAAATTTATCATCACAAATTAATTTTATTGGACCGTTATAGGTTCTCCAATGATATGATGATAAAAGAAGCGTTAGTGCTTCAAATAGATACATATTATTATATGATTGTGTAGCGTATCTACTTCTACCCGTAAATGAATATACGGAATGTATCCCTAATAAATTTCCCATAATTTTCAATTTTCATTACAAATATACAAAACATTTTAGATTTTTCCAAATTTATTGCTGAACATCTACGATGCGAAACAAACTTGTTTTCAAAACCTTGTATGAATCCCCATTGGTGAGTATCACACTGTTTCTATAAATATCCCAATCAATTTGAAAAGACTTATCTACCACACCACCATTTAGGTCTGATATTAGTCTATTTAACGCATTGATGGTATACATTGTATTTGATTCTTTTTTACGATGAACCATTATTGTGTTTGGTAAGAATGAGTTTTCATTTGTTGGAATGATGTTATAGCTAATTACCAATTCTTTTGATGGTTCTAATTTTAGGATAAAGATTTTTCTACTGAACAACTCGTGAGTTTTCAGAATTGTGTTTACAATACTTTCAAATGATTCTTCGTTTGTGAAGGTGCATAACAATTGGGTTTTCACTCATATCTCCGTAATTATCCGTTTTTCTTAAAACATTTTTGTATTTCAGGGCTATA